CAATGACCAGTCGTATTGATGATGAGTGTTACTTTTCCTTCACAGTCTTTAAGGACGTCTCGTTCTCCGTCCCATGACTTGAGTTCAATGTCATAGATTGATTTCATTTTTGTTCCTACTTGAATCTTGGTGGGAAATAAGGAGGGAAGAATGGTGGGAAGAATGGCGGGAAGAAAGGAGGGAAGAACGGTGGGAAATAAGGCGGAAAGAATGGAGGGAAAAACGGCGGGAAGTATGGAGGAAAGAACGGCGGGAAAAACGGCGGGAAGTAAGGCGGGAAGAATGGGGGGAAGAATGGTGGGAAGTACGGTGGGGCTACAGGCGTAACAGAGTTTGATGCAGCCGAGTTGGCACTGTTTCCAAATGCACTTTCTGCTCTCACAACAAATGTGTAAGCAGTTCCGTTTGTAAGGCCAGTGACCGTAAGTGAAGTTACGTTAAGACCAGTTGCAACAAGACCACCAGGGCTTGAAGTCGCTCTATATGTTACGTTTCCAGCAGTCGCAGTTCCAGTTGCGCCTTGCGTGAAGGTTACGGTTGCTTGAGCATTTCCACCAGTTGCGGTTCCAATGGTTGGAGCGCTAGGTGCGATACCCATGACGAGCGAAGAACTGGTGGCTGATGAATCTGATTCAACACCATTAGAAGAGATGGCTACGACTGTAAACGTAACGGTGCTACCTGCGGTCAGACCGGTTACTTGGACTGGACTAGAACTTCCAGTTGCTGTCTGACCAGAACTTGCTGTTGCTCGATAACTTACAGTACCTTTACCAATATATGAAGGCGCTGTGAAAGCAACGTTTGCAACCGTACCTGAAACAAGCGTTGGCGTGCCAATGGTTGGCGCTGTTGGCTTTTTACCGCCAGAATCAAGTGATTGGTTTGCTGCCATGATTTATGCCGAAATGTCTCCAACGAGCACCCAAGTGTTTTCTGCTCTCTTGACGAGCGTAGCATAAGACCATTGAGCCCGCATTTTAAGTCCTGGCGTGGCGTTGATGGTCACTCCACCAGTAGCCACGATTGTGGTTTGACCTGAGCCAGTCTGAAGAATATTGATTTGCGACCCTACTGGGAATGCTACCGAAGAGTTAAGAGGCACAGTCAAGTTATTGGCAGAGCCGACACCCATCTCGACAATCTTGTTCTTGTCAGCCAACACAAGGGTGTATGAGGCCGCCTGAGCATTCGTTGAGACATCTGCAATCTTCCCTAGGTCAATTGCGGCAGAGGCGCTTACGTCAGCATTGACAATTACCCCTGTAGCAATGGCGGTTACACCAGTGTCAGAGATTGTTACGTCCCCAGTTTCAGCAACAGCGGTTGGGACCCCAGAAGAGTTGTAGACAATGATGTTTCCTGCAGTACTTGTTGCGAGCTTTGATAGTTCTATCGCAGCAGAAGCACTTATATCAGCATTGACAACTACACCAGAACCAATTGCAGTTACTCCAGAAGAGTTGACTGTCACATCACCGCTAAGTGCAGTAGCTGTTGCAACGTATGATGCATAACCCATCAAAACAGAACCTGCAGTAACGCTGGCAAGCTTGGAGTGTGTAATCGCAGCAGAAGCATTGATATCAGCATCAACCACTACGCCAGACCCTATTGCTGTAACTCCAGAAGAGTTGACTGTCACATCACCGCTAAGTGCTGTTGCTGTAGGGACGTTTGATGCGTTGCCCATTAGCACGCTTCCAGCGGTTATGTTTGCAAGTTTGCTTAGTGTTATTGCCGCAGATGCATTAACGTCTGCATCAACAATTACACCAGAAGCTATTGCAGTGACACCAGCTCCGTTGATGGTAACGTCACCTGAAACGGTCGTCGCAGTAACTACGCCAGTTGTGGTGGTTCCAAGCAAGACTTGACCAGCAGTGGCGTTTGCAAGTTTGCTGTGCGCAATAGCAGCAGAAGCATTCACATCAGCGTCGACAATCACGCCAGATGCAATCGCGGTAACTCCCGTATCCGAGATTGTTACATCGCCAGTTTCAGATACCCATGTAGGCACCCCTGAAGAGTTGGCAACGATGATTTGGCCAGAGGTTCCTGATGCCAGTTTTGATAAGGCAATTGCGGCCGATGTATTAATGTCGGCATTAACAATGGTTCCATCGGCAATCATTGTGCTTGTAATAGTTCCAGATGGTGCGCTAAATGTTCCCGTAAATGAAGCGTTGTCTATTGGCGCATAGAACGAGCCATGTTGGCCGTCAAGAAGGTCGGCATTAAGGTTTGTAACTGCAGTGCTTGATGAAACCGACAATGGAGCAGTGCCTGTTGCAATCGTGCTCTCAAATACTTCTGCAACTACTGGAGCTGCTGAATAAGTCACATGACCAGTGTCGATTGGGTGTGTTGGCTCCGGTGTGTATGAGTCGAAGAACTTAAACTTGCCATCAGTTGCGTCACGGAAGATACCTGCATGTCGATACGTTCCGTCGTTATAGTTTCCTACAACACCAAGGTCTGGGTTAGTAATCGTAGAACCGTCATTGAGGAATATGAAAGTGTCTTCAACTGCAAGGTTGGTTGCATTTACAGTTATGAGCGTCCCAGTTACGGATATGTCACCACCAACAACAAGGTTTCCTGTTGTTTCAACTCTTGCGAATGTAACGCTTGAAGAAGTTGCAACAGCCTGGCCAATTGCAATTGTTGGAGTAGCGCTCTCACCAGAGTTGTTAGTGAGGCTTACTCCAGTACCTGCAACCAGAGAAGAAACATAGTCACCGGTTGTGTCTGTTCCAAGCGAAACAGAATTAGCAGCTATGGTCGCAGCTCCATTTGAAGCAATCGTTAAATCTCCAGAAACTTTTCCAAATACGTAATCAGAGATTCTTGTTACAGCGGCCTTACGATTTGCACCAGCTCCTCCGTCATCAACGATAACCAAGTCAGCATCAGCAAGAGCGGCACCTATATCTGTACCACCATCAATATTTATTGCACTTAATGAAACTTTATCTGCTGTTGATATTGTTGCAAGTTTTGTATCTACAATTGCGGCTGAAGCGTTTATATCAGCGTTGACAATTACTCCAGATGAAATGGCAGTCACGCCATCTTGGTCGATGGTTACATCTCCAGATTCGCTAACATACGTTGGTACACCTGATGCATTAGCTACGATAATTTGGCCAGCAGTACCAGAAGCAAGTTTTGACAATGCGATTCCAGCTGATGCATTGATGTCGCCATTAACTATAGTTCCATCCGTAATCATCGTGCTTGTAACGGTGCCAGTGTCTCCAGTGGTTACAACTGTTCCACTCACATTTGGAAGCGTAATTGTACGGTCTGCAGTTGGGTCTGTTACGGAGAGAGTTGTTTCAAACTCGTTTGCTGTAGTGCCCTCAAATACGATGCTTCCGTTTACATTTACACCAGCAAATGTCGGAGAGTCAGATGTTCCTACAGCTTGACCAATAGCAATTGTTGCATTTGAGCCTTCGCCAGGCGTGTGCGTGATAGTTACACCAGTGCCTTGTGTGAGGTCAGACATATAGTTGCCCGTTGTATCCGTGCCCAAAGCTACGGAGTTTGGCTGAATCGTTGCAGTGATGCTTGCGTTTGCAGAACCATCAAATGAAGCAGAACCAGAAACATCTCCAGTCAACGAGATATTCCGTGCTGTTTGTAATGTTGAAGCCGTTGATGCATTACCAATCAGTGGCGCGGTAACAGCTGCAAACTGTACTGACGAAGAAGTCGCTACAGCTTGTCCAATTGCGATAGTTGCATTTGAGCCTTCGCCAGGTGTGTGGGTAATCGTTACACCAGTTCCTTGCGTGACGTCCGACATATAGTTGCCAGCCGTATCAGTCCCAAGGTTTATTGGGTCATTAACCCATGCGGTACCATTCCACTTCAAGAAATCACCAGAAGTTGGAGATGGAGCAGTTACGTCTGAAAGGTTATCCAGTGTTGCATTGATTGCGACAGTTGCTGAAGAACCTTCTCCAGGTGTATGTGTTACAGAAATACCAGTTCCAGCTACGACATCGTTGACGTAGTTTCCTGTTGTATCGGTTCCAAGGGCGACTGAGTTTGCTTGAATTGTTGCATTGATTACAACATCCTGTGAACCATTGAACGATACAGAACCACTCAGGTCTCCAGTAAGACCAATTGACTTTGCTGCATACAGAGCATTTGCTGTTGATGCATTTCCGCTTAGTTCGGCAGTAAT